ACGGGTCTTCTATCTCGCCAGCCCCCCGATAAGGGGCTATGCTCAATGCGCTTGCCAAAGCGTCAGTTGATTTCTTTGTAGTTTTCTTAGTTGGCGTAACACCACTTTTAACAATTAAATCAGGCGTGTATTTGTCTTTAGTTTCAGTAGTAACGGTGTCATCTGGAACAATAACATCAGTCTTGCCAGTAATTGTCACTGGGTCAAGTACGGTGTCTGGCGTTATTAAATCACGCTTTCCTGTAATAGTAACTGGGTCTAACACAGCATCTGGTGCTATGACATCACGTTTACCAGTTATGGTTACGGGGTCAAGTACAGCGTCTGGAGATACAACATCACGTTTACCAGTAACAGTAACTGGCTCTAATTCTGTATCTTTTTTGCCAGTAACGGTAACAGGTGCAAGTTCAGTATCTGATTTACCTGTCACAGTAACAGGGGCTAATTCTGTTGCTTTTGCTCCAGTAACAGTAACAGGAGCCAACGTAGTGTCTGCTTTGCCAGTAACAGTTACAGGCGACAACGCTGTACTTGGAGTAACAACATCTCGCATAGGGTCTAGAGCCGTGCCAATAATAGACACAGGGTCTAGCGCACCAGTTGTTTTACCAGTACCAGTGCCAGCCAATGATGTCGTGGGGCTTACAACGTCTGTCAAACTTCTAGTTGCAGAACCAGCAACATCTACAGGACTCAGTGCCGTAGTTTGTTGTGTGGTGGCAGCTCCACCAGTAGGAGTTACAGCACCAGTTGTAACTACATCAGTAGTCACAGGAGCAGCACTAGTAACTTGTACGGGTTCAAGGCCAACAGAACTTAATTGTTTGTTAAGCGTGGCTTGTTCACTAGACGATAGCTGGTTAGCTAAGTCTGGGTCAGTGTATGTAGTTGTAGCAATAGCATCTGCCACTGCTTTGTTTTGAGAAAGAGCATCTGTACCAGTGTCAGTAGACTGTGTTTTGAAAATACCAGTTTTACTGTTTGCCTGTGCGCCAAGTTCAGAAAGAGCGCCTTGTACAGCGCCTATATCGCCATTTAACATTTGACCAGCTACTGCTTGACCAATAATGCGGCCTGTAGTTTTTGACACATCAAAAGCATCTTGAAAAGCAATAGACGAAGCAGAACCAGCAAGACCAGCAGTCATGTTGTTTACGATGTCTTGTTCTGAGCCACCAACAGCAGCTGTTTTAACCGCAGAAGCAGCAGCAGACATCAACATGTCTGAAACTTTATTGTTTCCAACAATTTTGGCTAAGTCTTTGGCGTACTCAACAGAGCCAACATTGACAATACCGTTCACCATAGAGTTAGTAACTGCTTTGTCTAATGGCACACCTTGGGCTACTTGTGCTGCTGTGCTGGCAAGGCCCATACCAATGTCAGTTGCGTAACCTTCCATTGCTAACGGCAACAACTCTGCTTCTATGAGCATGTCTCCAATAATAGAACCAATGCCGGGTAAAGCAAAAGACAAAGCCAGACCAATAACAGGAGCAAAGTCTCCAAGAAATCCTTTAGTTTTTGGGTCTGGAGTATAAGAATTTGGTTGAGCATCTACACCCAAAAACCTATTATCTACAGCTATGTTTTGGTTGTGTGATTTATTCCAAGCATCTAAACCTTGCTTGTAAAGATTGTCAATTGCTAGTTTAGAGTTTTGAGCATCTTGGTCAGAATTCCACGTTCTGTTTATTTCCTTTCCATACACAGCTTTGTGTTGTGTATTAAAAGCATTAAAAACATCTGTCCAAGTAGGAGGGGCTGCACCGCTTGCTAATGATTGAGGCGTTAAATTGCTAAAAGCATTTTTTGATGCTTCTTGTTGTGCTGCTGCTGCTGCAATTTCTTCAGCAGACATTTGTGTTCCACCACCGTCACCATCTATTTGTTTCTGCATGTCAGACTCCTAACGCAGCGGCTATCTGCTCATGTATGGTCAGATGGACACCTAACCAATCGTAAAAGTCATCCTCTACATTCCAATCTACATCTAGCAGTTGGAAAGGGTTGTCAAGAACAAGAATGGAAGCCAAAGACTGATGCTCTTGGTTATGCACAAAAAGCCAGTCATCAAGGTTGTCTGTGCTGGCATCTATGACCGGGTACTTAGGGTAAGTGATGCCTGTGTCAGTAACTATTTGATGAAACAAGCGGTGCTGGACACCGTTCTCCCATAGCATCTCAGCGAGGCCTTCTTTGTCCCCAAATTTGACGTAGCTTAATGCGTCCATGTTAATGGGCCGTCCCTACCTTTCGGAAAGTAACTGCTTTTTCAACAGGCCAACCAAGTTTAATACGATTCCACACAGCACCTTTTGCAAGACCTAAATCTCTTGCCCATTCAGCGGATGTTTTTGTAATTCCGTTGTATGTCAAGTGCATACAATTTTTTCTGTTTGCTTGTTGTTGTGCTGGCGTTGCCCAATGGCAATTTTCTTTGAAATACCCTTTAGTGTTATCAATTCTGTCCAAAGTCATGCCATCTGGTCTTTGACCCATATCTGACAAAAATTGTTCAAAGCTATTCCAAGCAACATCGTAAGTAATTCCTGCTCCACCATATCTAGCATAATTCCAAGTCTTTACACGAGTGCAACGACTACGAAAACTACGCCACGTTTGGTATGTTGGCTGATGAGCATTCATGTTCATTCTTTGTCTCTCCAAAACTCATCACGGATAAGGACGTAGGTCTTGAGAATGGTAAAGATGAGCGTAGCCCACACCATCAAGTCAGATGACGTAATGTGACTTGCAATAGTGCCTACCCAGATAACAAATAAATCTAGGGCAGAAGTGTGGGTAGCGTTTTGTTCCATGTTAAACGGCGTAGTAAGGTATTTTTACGGTTGTTCCGTTCAACAGTATAGGAATATAACCGGCAGGAACTAACGGCAAGCTAGACGTTGCAAATGTTGCAGATGCGGAAGTGGTGGCAGAGATGTTTGCACCAGCAAGGGTGAGATTGCCTATGTTTGTTACGGTAGAGCCAAGAGCAATAGCGGTATTGCCAATAGTGACACTAGAGTTTTGAAGATTAGCGTTGGTGACCGCAATAGTGACGTTGGCAGATGCCGTCAAACGTCCTTGCGCGTCTACTGTGTGTGTTGCTACTGTAGTTGCATTTCCGTAAGCACCAGCCGCAACAGCGGTGTTAGCCAGAGAAATAGTGCCGGTAGTGGTTACGGGGCCACCAGTGAGTCCAGTTCCTGTGGCTACATTGGTCACAGTGCCAGTGCCAGCCGCAGGGCCGTTAGCAGCAGCCGTGATGCGTCCTTGTGCATCTATAGTTACGTTTGCGCTGGTGTAACTGCCAGCCGTAACAGTGGTATTGGCAAGAGCAATAGTACCAGTAGTCGTGATGGGGCCGCCGGTCAACCCTGTGCCGGTTGCTACATTAGTAACGGTTCCGCTACCGCCACCACCACCAGTTCCTGTCTGTACTGTTTTTAACATGGTTATAGTCCATCGCCGGGAGTGATATAAATAGAAGCACTTCCACTAGACGTTATGCCTGTGAAATAAGCGTTAGGAACAAACGAAAGAATTTCATCTGTACCCGCAAGCAATGGATAAGCAGGGCCGGTAGACGTAACAACAGTAGCATTGTTAGCTGCATCACCAGAAACAAAACCATAGCCTAAAAACACAGTCACGTTTCCACTATTGATGATGCGGTATTGGTTACCGCCAAGCGTAGTAGAAAGTGCTTGTACAGGCGTAGGAGCAGACGTAGCAGCCGTGAAGACTACTGTGTTGCCTGTTCTAGTAAATGCGTTTGTACTCATTTATGTCCCCGGTTGTGTAGGCCAAGTTATGTCATACGGAAAGCCAGACTGCGTAGGAATATCACGCAAAGCCTGACGATAAGCCGCCCAAGTTGTCTTGTCTGCCGTACTGTCTGCCAATTGTGTCCAATCGCTATCAGTCAATTTTGCATTTCTTTCGTTGCGAACATTAGACGATTTTTCAGATATTTTTTGTGCAATTTGCTCTGCCGACAATTGCGTAACAACCCAATTTTGCGACCAAACATTGTTTGCAAATGTAGGCTCACCTTCTGCAAGGAATTGTGTTGCAATATCTATGGATGGTGCGGAAACAGTATTGACTGTTACAACTTCATAACCTTGTTTAGCAATGTCAGTTTGCGGAAAAATTGACAAAATATCAGGTTGTGGAAACCCATAATTTGTATTGTTGTTGTCTTGCTCAAAATCAGTCCATTGATATGGGTACTTGACAATAACGTTGTTTAAAATTTTTGCGTACATTTTTACCTCGACGTAGAATATAAAGGATAAGGCCCAATGCCATCTGTACCTACACAAGCAAATAAACCAGAACTATTTGCTACAACAGAATTCATGTTTCCATTAATAAGACTTCCACTCATTAATACTGGAGTTATCCAAGTAGACCCATTACTTGAAGTAGCGTATATTGAGCCAATATTATTGGCACCAACTGCAACAAATAAACCGGAACTATTAACCGTAACTCCAATCATATTTGCAACAGCGGAACTACCATTCATTAATGCTGGCGTAGTCCAAGTACTTCCATTACTTGAAGTTGCATAAAGTGGGTATGTATTAATATCATACCCAACTGCAACAAATAAACCGGAACTATTTACAGTCACACTATTCATTGTTGCAACAGCGGAACTACCATTCATTAATGCTGGCGTAGTCCAATTGCTTCCATTTGTAGATGTTGCATATACTGGATAGCCATTATTATCAAGACCAACTGCAACAAATAAACCGGAACTATTGACTGCAACAGAAAGCATATTTGCAACAGCGGAACTATTATTCATCTTTGCAGGAGTTGTCCATGTACTTCCATTACTTGATGTTGCATAAAGTGGATAGCCAACACCATTATAACCAACTGAAACAAATAAATTAGAACTATTAACTGCAATAGCATTCATTTGAGCATTGACAGAACTATTATTCATCTTTGCAGGAGTTGTCCATGTAGAACCGTTTGATGATGTTGCATATACTGGATAACTTGTACCTGATAAATATCCAATAGAAACAAATAAACCTGATGAATTTACAGCAACAGCGGTCATTAATGCTGCTGTGGCACTTCCATTCATTCTAGCAGGCGTTCCCCAATTAGAACCAGTTGTTGATGTTGCATATACAGGTGCATTTACAGAACCATCATACCCAACTGCAACAAATAAACCGGAACTATTAACCGTAACTCCAGTCATTGTTGAAGCAGTTGATGTTCCATTCATTATTGCAGGAACATTAAAAAAATTGGGGGCATTTGACCCACCAAAACCAAACGCTTTTGCGGAATCTGCGCCTCTAGTAATAATTGTAGGCATCAATTACTCCTTATTTAAATTGAGTTTGTGATGCAAAAACAGTATAAGTAGCCGATGCAGTTTTTGTAATTGTGTAAGTGTAAACATCAATTGAACTTGCATTTCCAGCAGCAGGAGCCGTTCCTCCTTGCCATTTAGGAGTTACGCTTGTTCCATCAATTGTTAAAGCAAGCGCATAATAAGCGGTTGCCCCTTGAGTAACCAAGAATGCAAGTGTTACTGTTTGACCTGTTGCCAAAGCGGTGTTTAAGGATGTTCCAGAACTAAATGCTACGTTTAATGTCCAATTTGCTGAAGCATTGGTTGTGTAATACAAAACTGACTGGCTATTAATGTAGTAATTAATTGTTCCAGTTGCAGCGGTAGCCGATACGGTAGTTGTTTCAGCAGCGTTCAAAAGAACAGTTGCAAACGTACTGGATGACCCGCTAAATGTTTGCGTAGCAGTCCAAGTGTTTGCAGCGCTTAAAGACACACCAGCAGCGGAGGCTGTACTTGACCACGTTGTGCCATTGCTTGTAAGTACATTGCCAGTAGTACCGGGGGCTACTAATTGAACATTGCTAGTGCCATTACCAAGCACTACATTGTTAGAAGTCAATGTTGTTAGGCCTGTGCCGCCTTGTGCTGCCGTGATAGGCGAAGCCAAGGATGTAACAGTAGCGTTGACTAACGATACGTTTGCAAGCGTGGTAATGGTGTTACCAAGCTGTACCGCTGTGTTTCCTATTGTGATTGCCGTGGCAAAGTTGCTATCTAGTTGAGACAACGGGATAGCTGCGGTAGCTGTACCAAAGGTATAGGGGACTGCCATATTAGAACCTCACTCTTAATTCATGTTCAAATTCAAACGTGTTGTACACAAAAGATGAACTGTTACTGGTTATTGTTAAACCTAAATACTTGCCGTACTGCTGCGCGTCACTCTTGTACAACGCATATCCGTTAGAAGTAAGCCACGCAATAGTTACATTGCTGTTGTTTTTCCACGGAATTGTCGCTAACGAATTGTTATACCAATTGACCGTGTTGTCTAGTGTGTAGACGGGGCTGGAACCCGCCTCACTGTCCACCGTCACATTCAGAGTTGCCGCATTAGCCAAAGTAGCCTCAATGCCAAATTTGAGGGCTTGTTTTGTCCGTATGGGGTCACCCATAGGCATTAGGGCAGTGCGGATGGTGCTGGCTACGCTTGCCGTGGAATTTCCATACAGACGGTACAAATCTGTGCCGGTAGTGCCGTACAGGTTTATCAAGCCCGACAAAGGGACAGACGTAATGTAAGTCAGACTTCCTTGGCTGGTAACAAACCACTTTTTTTCAAAAAAGACGCACTGAATCTGTCGGGGCGAGGACAGAGGGTCATTGTATGTAAACGAGAAAGCCGCGCACAGAATGTTGTTCAACAGAACCTGACCGCCAGACACCGGCTTGGTGAAATCAATGTACGGAAAAATTCCGTCCAACTGGTCAGAAATCTTGCTGGTGGTAGAACCAACAAGAGCGTACATACCGTAGTCATTCATAAACAGAACGGAACGGAAGTACGGAAATATGGAGTAAATACGTTTTGTACCTACGCTGGCACTGACGTTGGTGTTGGTAAACAGGGTTGCACCCGTGCTAGTAACCCGCAAGTCCGAGAACACGTTGATGCTGTCATCGCCAAACACATACAAAAAGTTATTGGCAGATAACAAACCTTGTATGTTGCCGTGCAGCGTAGAGTCTGTCAGGGTGAAAGAACCGGCAGACACGGACGTAAAGTCACTGTAACTTCCAGCAGCGGAGTAATACACAGTACGTCCAGCCGCCACCCATGTTCTGCCTGAGAAGGTGGCAACGTCAACAATCTGGTCTGTATTAATTACCCCGGTAGCAGTAGCACCAGAACCAGCAGGAGAACTGCTATCGGCAAACACTACCGTCACGTTAGAACTAGACGTATATCCAGCCCCTGCGTTTGACATGATGACTTGGGTAATCTGACCACCACTGACAATCGCGTTGCCGGTTGCCCGTGTTGTCCAGCCGCTGCCGTCACCAATAGTCACCGTGATGTTGGACGAATTGGTGTAACCCGTGCCTAACGTGTTCATCACCACAGACACTGTGCCTGTCTTAAAAGTAATCAGTGAAGCTAGGGCCGTAGCGTTGACAGTGGCATTGCCGCCAGCAACAGTGACAGTAGGCGGGGACGTATATCCTTGACCAGCGTTTGTCAGGGTAATGCTGGTGATGACGTTTGCGCCACCAACATTGCC